GAAGTTAGATAAAGATTTTTACTTAGGAAATGTAATAAAATATTTAGCTAGAGCTGGTAAAAAAACTTTTAATAATAAAGAAGATTTAGAAAAAGCATTAGTATATTTACAACGTAGAATTGATACCTTATGAATTATTTAATAATGTTATTTATTTTAAGCATAGCATGTTTGTTATGGATTATTGGAAGTTCTTTTAGAGGACCTATATACAATAGTATTAAAGATGCTTATGAACTAGACCATCAAAATGAAGCTATTGGTTCATATTTTATTGTTGCTTCACTTCTTTTAATTTTCTTTGCTGGATCTTTTCTATAATCTTTTTGTTTTTATAAATAAATTTTTGTATATTATAGTATATCACTATAATTAAAATATAAATATAAATATGGAAACTTGGTCAACATTACACATTTTTGGATATGGAGAAACACAATTAATTGGAAAAGATTTTAACAAAAAAATTCCTTCTACATCTTTAACTACTTTAGCTGCTGTTGTAAATAATGTATATTCTTTTAAACCAGAAGAAAATGCAGCACTAAATAATTATCATGCAATTAATATTTTTAATAGTATGTTTGCAGATTGGCAACCAAAAGAAAATAATACTAAAAGTTGGAGAGTTGAATATACAGATTTAGATATTATAGCTATTACTGCTTTAATTACTGAAATTGAAACATATTTATTATTAAATATAGAAAAAACTGCATAAATTAAAATATTTATTTATATTTGTTGTATAAAATTTAAAACAATGAATATAATTTTTCAAATTAATGGTGGTCTTGGAAAATGCATTATGGCTACGGCAGTGTGTACTGCAATTAAAAAAAAACATCCTAAATCCAATTTAATAGTAATATCAGCTTATTCTGATGTATTTTTAAATAATAAAAATGTTCATAGAACATATATGTTCAATGGACTTTCTTATTTTTATGAAGAGTATATTAACGATAAAGACTTTTTAATCTTTGCTAATGATCCTTACTTAGAAACAGGACATATTAGACAAGATGAACACTTATTAAAAACATGGTGTAAAATGTTTGATCTTAAGTATGCTGGAGAAATTCCTTCAATTAATCTTACCACAAGAGAAATAAAATATTTTCAAAATAAATTTGCATTTGAAAAACCAATTATGTTATTACAAACAAATGGTGGCGCACAAACAGATCACAAATACTCTTGGGCACGAGATCTTCCCTCTACAGTAGTTGTAAAAGTTATTGAACATTTTAAAAATGACTATAATATTATACATATTAGAAGAGAAGATCAACTATCTTATAATGATACTATTCCTGTAACTGATTCAATTAGAGCACTTTCTGTTTTACTTAAAATGAGTACTAAAAGATTATTAATTGATAGTTTTGCACAACATGCTGCAGCTGCTTTAGAATTACCGGCAACAGTTTGTTGGGTATCTAATAAACCAGAAGTGTTTGGTTATGATCTACATGACAATATATTAGCAAATGAATTTACTACTAAACCTGAATTAAGAAATGCTTATCTTTCTAAATTCAACATTGCTGGTGAGTTAATTGAATTTCCTTACAATAGTGAAGATGAGATTTTTAATACAGAAACTATTATAAAATCATTAAGTAAATAACCAATGGAAAAATTATTTTTTCAGTCTTCTATGCCGAGGTCTGGTAGCACATTGTTACAAAATATTTTTGCTCAAAATCCAGATATGTATGCTACACCTACATCAGGAGTACTAGAACTAATATTTGCTGCAAGAGGAAACTACACTAACTCTCCTGAGTTTTTAGCTCAGGACTCTGAGTTAATGAAAAAAGGATTTTTAGAATTCTGTCAAAAAGGAATGATTGGATACTATGAAGGTATTACAGATAAAAAGTATGTAGTAGATAAATCCAGAGGTTGGGGTATTCATTATAACTTTTTAAATACAATTTTTCCGGAACCTAAAATAGTTTGTATGGTTAGAAACCTTAAAGATGTATTTGCATCTATGGAGAAGAACTATAGAAAGAATCCTGAGAAACAAGATCCTATTCTAGATTGGTCTAAAATGCAAGGAACATCAGTTCCTAAAAGAGTAGATATCTGGGCTCAAAATCCACCTATAGGTATGGCTTTAGAAAGACTTTCAGAGATCTTTAGAATGGGTTTAGATAAGAAGATCCACTTTGTTAAGTTTGAGGACTTATGTTTATATCCGGAAGAAACAATGAAAGGTGTTTATAATTACCTTAGTATCTCAGAATATAAACATGACTTTGATAATATAGAACAAGTTACCAAAGAAGATGATTCAGTATATGGTGCATTTGGAGATCATGTAATCAGACAAAAATTAGAAGTAGTTCCATCTAAAGCTAAAGAAATCTTAGGTAAAGATATAGTAGATTGGATCTGGAATAACTATGCATGGTATAATCAAGCCTTTAACTATAGACAATGATAGTAGTATTATTTGGTCAACCACACTCTGGTAAAACAACACTAGCAGAAAAACTTGCTGAAAGACTTATAGACTCAGAAATAATTGATGGAGATAAGTTTAGAGAAGCCTTTAAAAACACAGACTATTCTAAAGAAGGAAGAATTAAAAATCTTACTAAAGCATGTGATATAGGTTATTACATGCATAAGAACTTAATTAAGTCTAATATTATTTACTCTATGGTATTTCCGTACAAAGAAGTAAGAAACTATCTTAAAGAATTACATCCTGATGTTTATTTTTTTTATCTAATGTATCAAGAACCAAGAGGAAGAGAAGAATATCATGTAAAAGACTTTGAAGCTCCTATAGCTGCAGAAAAAATAAAAATATTAAACACAGATAATAACACAATTGATGCTTGCATTGATTATATAACAGATGTATTATGGAAAAAGAATGGGGAAAATTAGTACACGTAGGATCATCATTACCATCTAAACCAGAGCAATATGCTTTGTTTGTAGGTAGATGGCAGCCATTACATGATGGTCATAAAGCTTTATTTGCAAGAGCATTAGATGAAGGTAAAAATGTTTGGATAGCAATTAGAGATATTGCACCAGATGAAAAGAATCCTTGGACAGCAGAAGAAGTATTAAGCAACATAACTAATGAATATAGAAAACTTTGTGATAAAGGTGTGGTTAAAGTTAGTATCATTCCTGATATATGTTCAATTGAGTTTGGTAGAGGAGTTGGCTATGATATTATTGAGCATGTACCTCCCGCACAGGTAGCAGAAATTTCAGCAACAAAAATTAGAGAACAATTAAAAAATGGAAAGTAATTTAATTAGACATATTCTTAAAACAATATCTTATAGAATATTTGGTACTCTTACTACTGTAACGGTAGCATATTCACTAGGTGCATCTTTAAGTATGGCATCATTACTTGGTGTAGGAGAGTTAGTTATCAAACCTATTATATACTTTTTTCATGAAAGACTTTGGTATAAACATATAAGAATTGGAAAAAAAGGATAATAACTTTGTGGTTTAAAATATTTTAAGTATATTATATATATATATTATTAATATTTATAAAAACAAACAAAATGGATATCTTAAATTTTATAAGCTGGATTAAATCTAGTAATTACAGAGCAACATTACCAACAGATGTACCAAGTCTATTAGTTATTGGAGCTAAAGACCCAAGTAGAGATGATGGTTATTTATCATTAGCTATTAATACAGCACCTTTACAATCATTGTATGATACAGCTAATGTAACTCAAACAACTGCAATAAGTACTGCTGTTACAGTTAATGCACATAATGGAATTATTACTACAGTATCAAGTACTTTAGCAGGAGGTTCTAATGCAGCATTTACAGTAAATAATTCTAAAGTAACTACAGCATCTAAAATTTTACTTACAGTAAATCATCCAGGAGCTGGAATTCCTGTATTAATTACAGAAGCTCTTGCTAATGGAAGTTTTGATATTCGTATTTATAATGTTTCAGCAGCAACAGCCTTTAATAATATATTAGAAATTTCTTATCTTATACTTGATTAATCATGGATATTTTAAACTTCATTTCTTGGATCAAGGGTGGTAGACTGGTAAATACAGTTGACCCAACACAATCTCTATTACCAATAGCTGTTAAAGATGTTAAACGTGATGATGGTTGGTTAGCTGTTGCAATGACTGTAGAAGATTTTACAAATCAGTTAGACTTAGATAGACTAACAGCAGGAACTAGTGAATTTGTATTAGATAGTACAGGTACTCTTACATTAAATACAGGTGATTTAACTATTAAAACAGATCCTCTTCTTGGAGATGATATCTTTATTGTTGCTACAGACAGAGCTGAAGTAAGAGGTGGTGATAAACTATTAAATGCAAACAACACTGGTGGGAGTGCGCGTCTTCTTGCTGGAGATGGTTCTGATAGTGATGGTGTTGTTGATGCTGGTCAT